AAGAGGTTGTTTTGCAATTATTAAAGGAACGGGAAACTCAATATTCTATTGTGAAGGATTTGCTACAGCTTTATCCATACACAAAGCTACAGGCAACACCGTGGCGTGTACCATTTCCTCGACTAACTTCACCTTGGCAGCAAGAACAATTAACAAACTCTTCAAAGACACCTACCGCTACCACATCGTCTGCGCCGATGACGACCGACATAACCCCCGCAATCCTGGTATCGTTGCAGCCAAGACCGCAGCCAAAGACATTCGGGGGTTCTTTAAATCACCACGTTTCACCACTTTAGATGGTAAGAACACCACAGATTTTAACGACCTTATGGTACGTGAAGGACTAGACGTAGTTAAAGCACAACTTGCTCTCACTGATAAAGAACTAGAAGCTGAAGAAAGCTCTGCGGCTTTGTACTATCTTGGATACGATCGTCAAAACAATTTCTACGTGTCGTCTAAAGAAAACCATAACATCATAGCTTTGACAGAGATCAACCAACAAAACCTCACCTCCCTCATGCCGCTATCTTATTGGAGAAATAACTTCGGGTCAGTGACGAAGACTGGTGAGACTATGATCGACTGGCTACAAGTAGCCTCAGACATCAAAGAAAAGTGCCGTTTAAAGGGCAATTATGATGAAAAAGAACAACTAGGTATTGGTATCTATAACGACGAAGGCCGCATAGTCGTCAACACTGGACGCTCTATTATCCTAGACGGTGAAGAAAATAACCTTCGCCAAATTGATTCTAAACGCATCTACATCCAAGACACGCCGATTGATAACTTTACCCAGTACCCAGTGTTGTCACAACAGGACGCAGACAGTATCGTTGACATCTTCAACACATTGGTACTAGAAGAAAAAGATGCAGCGGTTAAATATCTTCTCGGTTGGTGCGTTTCTTCTGTACTGTCTGGTCTTACTAATTGGCGTTCTCACTTATATGTAACTGGGGAACGTGGTAGCGGTAAATCAACACTACTTAAAAACATCCTCTCTCCTCTTCTGTCTTCCTTCAATGCTAGAGAAGGTACTCTCATGACTTCCACTGGTGTGGGAGCATCTCAGTTTATCTCAGGGTACGCAGGGCCAGTCCTCATGGACGAAGCCGAGACAGAATCAAAACGCGCTCAAGATAACATCAAAACTTTCCTTGAAACCTGTCGTGCAGCTTCCTCTCGAGGCGAACGACTAAAAGGTACTCCCTCTAAAGGTGTGATCCGTGAACGCTACTCTTTTTCTGCCATGTTCATGTCAATCATCCCTTCAGTGAAAGAAACAGCCGACATCTCTCGTTTCACTATCGTTAGAATGGGAAAAGGTTCACAAGAGCAATTTGAAGTCCTAAAAAAGAAGCTCCCTGTACTAGAGGCAGCGGGGGTTTCTCAAAGCTTCGTCCACCGTATCTATAAAAACATACCCACCATTTTAGCTAACATCGACACTGCTAAAAAGATCATCGCCGAAAACGTCCACGACATGAGAACCGCAGAACAGTACGGTACTTTGCTCGGGGCTTACTTTGTAATGGAGCATGAAGGCTTACTAACAGAATCAGACAAAAATGTTATTAAGAACATCACTATTCACTCCAGTAAAATGTCAGAAAGCAGTGAACACGACTCTGCTCAAGATGCGCTAGTAGCAATCTTAGACACCCAAGTACTTGATGCAGACCGTAAACAACGCCGCATGGGTGACCTCATCCAAGACGAGATGAGCGAAGAGAACAAAGACGTTCTCGCATCTCTTGGCATCATTCAGTGCAAAAAGAACGACCAAAAAGGTATCCTCATCCGTCAAACTAAACACATGGCTAAGATGATGGAAGGCACAAAGTTTCTAGGTAACGCTATGGAAATCCTTCGCACATTACCTGGGGCTATACACGGCCAAAAATCCGTCACTCGTTATAAACAACAGATATTTAGAGGCGTATGGGTTCCTCTTTCGGGGGTTTATGCCCCAGTAACAGATCAAGACCGTATCGAGAAACTCAAAGAGGAGAGATTCTAATGAAAGAATATCTCCTCGAAAACTTGTGGCTTATAGTGGGAATGTATCTGGTAGCGAAAGCGGTGACTCTTCTGATTGAGACTTGGTGAGTTCTTCGTTGTGTTTGGTACATCCAGAACAGCAGCAGCTCAATCCATCTTTGATCTTTTTCTCAAGAGAAGCGATTTTATCATCTTTTTCGCATTCACGTTTTCCCATATTTACAATCCATGCATGCTGTTCTTCGAGTTTCTCCCTCAGAATAGAAACGCAAGTACATGGGAATTCGATGCAGCGGGGTTCGTGTTTCATTTCTCATCCTTTTCAATAATCTTTCGACACTTTTTGCACTCGGCAATTCTCTCAATGTCCCATTGACTCGGATAGTGCCTCAGTGCCGATCTAATCGCGTGTCTCATTCCAGACAATGAAGGCCGCTTCTTGCCTCTCTCGAATATAAGTAAAGCAGCTCGTTTAAGTGCCATTATTGCGTAATATCTTTCAGTTGGTAGCGTCAATTTGATTCTCCTTTAATAATATTTAACGTAATGATTTTACATTTTTTATGTAATTTTACATACTCGTCTACATATCGAACAAATAAACCCGCTCATTTTTCTAATCAGTGGAACTTCTTTTTCACACTTGGTGCAGTAGCCTGTCATTTGTCCTCAGTCTGTGACGATTTGTCACGGGTTGGTGATATCACTTTAAGTAGCTTATTAGCTTGGCTTGAAGGTGCAGCATATCCTTTATGCTCATCAATAAATTCAATAGCCAGTTTCAACTTTCCGGCAACTCCAGATAGTTCAGCCATTAACTTCAATTCTCTCTCTGATCCCATTGCATTTATCCGGCACTGCTCGGCTATCTCAGCCTTGAGCGTGTCGATTTCTGATTGTCGGGAGTCGTAGCCAGCTAGGAAAGATTTTTCAGACAGTATTACTCCTTTTACAACATCAACAAAAATCATATCTGGGGCATTATTTTGTGCAAATTCTATTGCCAACTCTTCTCTATTCATTTCTCATCCGATCTTAACGATGCGAGGGCTTCAAAAACTATCGCTCGCAAGTCACCTATAGTCCAATTACCATTTAAGGGTTCATCAAGACTAATGCAATCACGAACATACTCCAAAGACTTCACCACCTTCTCCAGCTTCTCTTTAAGCCGAGCGTTTTCTGATACAAGTTCGTTATTGCATTTTGAAAATAAACCACAAAATTCTCTAAGTCTTTCAATTTCGGATTGAAGTGATCGTATCAATTCCTTGCGCTCCTCACTCTCCAGTGCATAGCCGAATTGTGCGCCGAAAATGAAAGATGATTCTCTTTCAGGTATAAAGTGACTTTCTTCAGAGTGAGAATAGCGAATGGTTACTTCTGAATGTTTCCTAGCAGCCTCTTCAATTTTCTTCTTCACATCCATAACTATCGGGTTAATTGGTTGGGTCATTTAACAACTCCCATCACAACCAGTACCCATGCAGCACCCAATGCTACAATATCCTGTTTTATCGTCACAGTTAGAATAACAGGCATCACATAAATCGAATTTTGCGTAATCATGTTCTCTTTTATCAAACTCACTATCACACCATTCACATTTTAATTTACTCATACATTCTCCTATTCAGGGTGCGGGGGTTAAATTATTTTTTAATCTTCAATTTATGATTAATTCTTTTTAGTAATAAAATAACTTCGTCTAGTTTTGCAGTGTTTTCTTTAAGCAAGTCTCCAAAGTTATTCGACTTATTATTTTCCACGTTGCGGATCTTAATGGTCTTTTTAACTTCAGCTAGTTGGTTAAGTAAGTAAGTCTTATTTTCTACAAGGTCTATTCTAATAATTCTTTGACGTTCTAAAACTTCCCTGTCTGTTGATCGGGAAATAATTTGATTGCACTCTATTAAATCAACGGTGTTTTGATTTAAGTCATGAGTTAATACAATCTTTGTAGATTCTAATTCTTCTATAGTTAAATCACTAATTGCGGTTTCATTTTCCATCCTGTCCTCCACTGCACTTTAACGTGCTCTTATTATGTTGTAAAAAACTCCCCCGACTGAACCTAGGAATTTATTAAATTACTAATCGGGGGATCTTTCCCGCACTATTGCGAAACTTTTTTCTTCTTGGACTTCTTTGTGAACATAGGTTTAGGAACGTCCCACGGACTATATACTTTATCAAAATGGGAGTCATAACCTAACGTACTCGCCAATTCTTTTAATAACTCTTTGTGACTATCCATACGTTCATTTACTTCTCTATAAGCAATAGTTCTAACTTTTAAGTCAAAATCCTTGTCGTCTTTAATCTTCTTAAGATCATTCTCTTCCTTTGAAGCATTCATAAAATCTAAACAAAGCATCCCAGCTCCAAAACTCAAAACTCCAATAACAATATTTATCCACATAATCTCTCCTCCTCGCGCACTATTGCGAAACTTTTTTATTCTTGGACTTCTTTTTCTTGGCATAGTGCCAAGCCACAAGTTCCCTGGAACCATCCTTATTTTCTTTGAAATTAATATCTTCATAACCAAGGGCTTCTGCTAGAGCATTAATTTTATCGTGTATTCTTGGAATTTCAATCCAGTTTCTAATGATAGTTCTGACTTCAGCTTCAAAAGCATACTTCTCTTTAACCTCTTTTTCTTTTCGATTCTTATCAAAGGCATCTATTACATCTCTAATTAAAAAACCAAACATCAAACCTAAAAATATCCACAACACTATCTCCAACATCTCAACTCCTCTCGCGCATATCAACGCGCGTGCGTAACATTATTAACATTCCACTCCATACTTACGATACAAACTCTCTCGCTTCACCTTCGGGGGTGGAACCTTGAACCAGTCCTCAGTTACCACCCCCTGAAACTCATCTCTCACTAGAGTTGCAACTCTTCCACTTCCACCACACTTCGGGCACTCTATCCTGTCCGCTTGAGTATAACCCCCAGCCTTCAAATAGAAACCCCGACCAAAACATCTCTTGCACTTAATTTCTTTTATTTCGCTCATCTTCCATCCAAATACGTGTGTTATGTTCTCTATACTCTGACTGTTACAAATGACCCATTTTTATAGCCACTTGTAACGGAGTAGTTTCATTGGCTACCCTATCACTCTTTACTCTGAGCTCCTTCAAACCATCCCGACGAAAGTTGCAACTCATCTCCTCACAACAAACCACCGAGTCGTCTATGTGGAAGTCCTTCAGATACGTCCTGATGAAAGGACTCTTACACCAGTCACAAAAACCACCAGCAGCTTCTTTCTTGATAACCATTCTCATCTACCTTTCAACTCTCGCGTTTACTTACGCGCGTAAAACTACCTGTTAAGGTTCAAACCATAGTGTAAGCGGGGGATTCAACTTTTTTCGTTGAACGCTTACGCTTCTTCAACTTGCCGAACTCCACACACCGCCCAAATACTGCTAGCATTCGGTTTGCTTGACTGATAGTCGGCTCTCTTTTGCCACTCTCATACGCTGCCCATAATTGCGCTGACTTCATTCCTGCAAGTGTAGCAGCTTGGCTCATAGACAGATCATGCAGCTCTCGCATAGCTACAATTAATAGAGAAAACGGACTAATATCAGACCGTGGAACGACACGAGGCCTACCTTTTGTTTTTTTAATTTCATTCATATACTGCCTTATTAAACTATCGTTTGAACCAAGTCAACCGGAAAAATACTCGGTGACCCATCAAAAAATAATTGGGTACGCTTTCAATTACTTACACACAACGCCGCTATAAGTTTGATAACAGCGAGCTACCCTCTCATTATTTACCCTGACGTCAACGCCGCCGCCGTACTCCCTAGAGAGTCGGATAGTGGGACTCGGGGCATTGTATTCGTAATTAGTGGGAGCGGGGGTTCTCACCTGGTAAGTATCCCAATGATCGGCTCTTGATTGACTGGTAAGTAAAGTCACTGACAATATTATTAATAGTTTCATTTTGTTTTTCTCCTCTTAATTAAATGAATCAAAATAAAGCGAGTCACCTTAGTTACCACCATCTAATAGCGTGAGAATGACTTCTATTTTTTTACCGTTAACCTTATAATATGTGTCCGCTCTCTTCTCCCCGCAAAAAATGGGGCACATGTCCCATTGAACATTTTTAATTTTTCCCCTAACTTCAAAATATGCATCATCTATATATTTAGAAGTGACTGTGAAATTAAGTTCGGGGCTGTCTTTTATTTGAATTAAAAATGTTTTCATATTAGTTTTCCTCCTCGATTTTAAAAATCTCAACTTCAATTTTCACTTTGTAGTCAATTACAAATTTCCTATCGCAACCCCCCTCATCAACAGGGCATATTAATATTTCAGTATTACCAGCTACGACCCGAGTGGAAAAAATGAAACTACAATAGGGACAAACAACATTTGTTTTTTGCATATTAACTCCTTACTTCAACCATGCCAGTGTATTCAAAACGATATTTATTTTTCGGTGTTAACTCCAGAACATCACAAGCATATTTATTCGCACCATTAGTGCAGCAATATGTTTTTTTGATGTGTTCAATAAAATCAGAAGTGGAAACTTCTATATTTTTTGGGCAAACAAACCCATAGTTAGATAAAACCCATTTTAAATCAGTATTCATTTTATTTTTTCCTTTATTTAATTAAAAAAGTGAAGTCGTCCGTGATTGTTAAATACCCAGCCATTATTAATTGATGGCCGATATAGCTCCACATGTGGCGAGTATCTTCACTCGATGCGTTTTTTGATAACCAATTAAGACAGGCAACATCGTGCAATCTAGCATGGTCTTGATCGTCTTTGATTGATTGAATTATAACTTTACAGTGATGATCTATGATGTGCTTTGGAGTATTCATATTAGTTTTTCCTTTCAATAGTGGGAGCGGGGGTTATTTAGCTTCTAATCCGCTCAAATAAGAATGCATCAAATTGTATAGCTCTCTTTTTGAAACAAAACCGTATGTTACTTCCTTGATTCCACCTGACTCATTCATCATGCGAACCAACTTCCAGCCACCATACGCACCATCTAGGTGGTAATTTCCAATATTGGAAATATGTTTTTTATTTACTGTCTTGTAAGGTTCAACAGGTGAACCTGTAACGTCGTTGATTCTTCTAACTACTGATTCCAAGTCTTTCATTGTTATTCTTTGCATATTGTCTCCTAAGATTAGTTTATAACTATTGTTTGATATTGTAAAGGGGTTTTTTTATTTGATGCGTTAGAAAGTATTACCACTGGTAACTTTCAACGCTTTTAGTAGTTTCACTTTCAATTGCTTGTCTGTCTTCCAGTTGATCATAACTTCACTAGCACCTTCGCAAAACACGTTTGGAGCCCATGAGATCGATTGACGATGGTACGGGGCTTCTGTATTTACAGCACACGACACACTAGCCGAATAGTTACCCTCATCGTCAACCCCGTGAAACATGAAACGGATTGAAAGCATAATACTTGATGAGTCGTCAGATAGGCTTTCACTCTCACATTCACTCAATTTTTCAGCGAGTGAACCTAAACCCATCTCATAGAGATCATGATAGTTTAGCTTGTCGGCTGGAATGTCTTTGATTTCTTCAGCGTGGGAGTCTTTAAAAGACTCTAAAGCACATTCAAGGCTGTAATCTATTTGACGCTCAATTTCTTTTTGTGCCGCCTTATGGGTTACACTGTAACCCCCGCCCCAATAGCTCATTAGATCGGTGAAGTTATTATAATCAAGGCCGCCACGGTTATAGCTATGTGGAATGAAGCCGTCACGGCTATGGCATTCGATGGAGTCGATAGATTCTTCATGGGACTTCCAGCAATCGGGGCCTCTTTTATTTGATGCAGTTTCAAGAATAGCATCTCTCACTATTTCTTGAGTCGATTGAGGCAACTCATCAAAATATTCGGACTGGATAACTTGTTTTTTAGCTGTGTTTTTCATTCGTTTGTTCTCCTCTAAAAAGAATAACAAACTATAGTTTTAAAGTCAACACTATTTTTATAAAAAATGTTACACTGAAAACTTCAATGATATCAATAATGTTACAGATTTTTGGGGAATGTTACACCTATGTTACACCTATGCTGTAACATTTTTTCGGGGGTTAAGTATGTGGAATGATTAAGGAATTAAATATTGAAACCCCCTAATAATAATATATTTATAAAATAATATATATATACGTGAGAGAAAAATAATTATTTATAGAGATATAAATAAAAATATATTTCCACCTGTGCATTTCTACTGTTTTTCAGTGTAACAGGTGTAACAGTGTAACATTATTGATATCATTAAGGATTTTTGTTACATCAAGTGTAACATTTTTGTAACATGTAACATTTTAAGGTGTAACACTGCCTTAAGGCGACAAAAACCAACACCATACCCAGAAGTTAACCCATGCCTTGAATGGTGTCAGGTAGCGGAATGAATAGATGAGGATAAATACTCCCCATATCAATTTAATATCTAGTGTATCCATAATAACTCCCTAATAAATTTTATAAAGTCTCTCATTATTATATAATACTATTGTTTCAAATTATAATCAACACTATTCGACGCATTGAATCACTCAAAAACCCCCGACTAAAGAAACCCAACTCCCACTCAGCTATGAGCCCAATGTCCCACTATTCCAGGATCCCATGAATTAAATTAATGACTGGCAAGACTCATACCAAAAAAACCTACGTCTGATAACTATTATTATGTAAACTCATAACGCGGCGCAATGATTACAACTACTTAGAGTTGGAACTATTGAGAGGCGTTATCAATAGGGCATGTTCAGTAGAACAAATAATACACTGCATAATATATGCCAAGCTAATCCTTTAGAAATCCTTTAAAGCTATGCAAGCGGCATGCCAGGGATTAAATCGACCATGGGAGGGGCTGGGGGTCGTTTCCGTAAGTTTAAATTTGATTCACCTTTATAAATAATTACAGGCTAACGCTCGGTCTTGACTCTATGCAGCATTAACTGCTTGACATCAACCCCCGCCTCCACTATCTTCTAAACCGAGATCAAAGACCTATCGTTGGTTAGGATGAAACGTCTTCCCTGATACGGAGGTTGAGGAAATAAGTCCTTTGGGTAAATACCTCATCTAATAGTCAGTATCTTTGCTGACCTTTGATCTCCCCATTAACACCCACTTGCCTTTTCTGAGTGTTGGTATAAAGTTAAGTTAGCCCCCGCACTCCGGAACTTCCGTTCCAGCGGGAAAGTCTCTCCAATAGATGGCTAGGTGGAAGCGGCTTCATTCACCCTTCCACCATTTATTCCTTGACGGTCTAGGTCTTACTTCCCAAACTTTGAGTATGGACTTCCCCGCTTCCTGGCTCGACAAACACTCTTTAGTTAAACCCCAGATTGATTCGACCCATACTGACAATGGTGTGTACTTTACTTCTGTAGCGGTGTTGCTTGGGTTCCACATACCCGCCTATAGAATCAAAGTAAGGTCATGTTTTATAGTTCCAGGGTTGATGGCGAGATGGCCTGAGAACAACTACGATAATTGTGCGTGGGATGACTACCTCGGTGTAGCCGCAGCATGTATAAAATTAAAAGAGGTAAAAATCCCCTGCGAGATTTTACGCTATGGCCTTCTCCACTTGGGTTTTTATAATACGGATGGGAAGTTGACGAAGGACGATTTTTTGTGGAGGAACTTTCCTATTTGGCCCCTGATGTTTGCAGCGGCTTTTCCACGACTTAAATTTTTGGCTTATCCGTTTTTATATTTGGTCAGTCGGTTTTTTAAATCCCCCGAAGAGTTGATCCGAGTGAATGATACTTCTGGGTTCCAGTTACAGTGGGTATTTTTGGAAGGCTGTGATTTGTTGGGGTATCGGTTCGGGGGACATGCGGAGCATTTTTATTTGTTAAGTCGAGCGTTCAAGATTTACTACCACAGTGAGCACCCGTTCAATAATTGAGTTGACATAAGATTGCCCTAGTTCTTTAATCAGATTATGTCATTTCCCGAATTGCCACGCCCGAAAGGTACGCATCTTGATAGAGTTATTGCCGATTTAGAAAACCCCCGCTCCCTGATAAACATAGTCCCCCCTGAGGTAAAGAGTTGTATTCTTGCGTTACCAGAGGCGTACTTTGATTTCACGGAGGAGGATTTAGAAAAGACTTTTCCTAATCCCACACCTGTTACGCAGATGTTGCGGAGGATGTTTTGGATTGAGTATGACAGGGCTATTGAGACTCGGACGATGATGAATATGTCGAATATTTATCCTGGGGTTTGTTCGAGGGAGGGGTTTTATAAGTGCATTAAGAATAAGGCGCAGTTGCTCTGGATTATTAATCCCCCGACTGAGTACATGGCTAGTACTGAGGCACTTCTCACTCAGGGGTTGAAGAGGATCAATGAGATGCTCCACTTCCCACTAAAGACTAAAGAGGGGAACTTTGATCACAAGTTAGGTGAGTTGATTTTGAAGGCGACCCTTGCGCTTGATATGCGTGTGAAGGGTGGATATCTTCAACGTAGTATACAGATGACGAAGCTTGAGAGTACGAACACGAATACTAACAATAATAATTTGTCGATCACGGTGGATAAGGGTGAAGTGACTCCAGAGGGTATTGCTGCGATTGATGAGCAGCTAAAGCTTATTGAAGAGGAGATCGTGACGAAGACGAAGGTGCTAGCAGAAGGTAGTGCTGACCGCATGAAGGATATGCAGGACATGGCTATTCCTGCGGTATCGAGAAAGATTGAAGAAGGTTCTGCGTGAAGAAGACCCCCGTTTCCACAGGTGATGTACAACTCGGAAGTACTGACCTTGGGCAGAATGGAAGCGGGGGTCAATTAATAGACGTGGCACTTTCGCAGTATGATTTAGCGGAGGAGTTTGAGTTAAAGAAGAAGAAGCTTGAGCTCCTGCAAGCCAAGAAGAAGTTAAAGGAAGAATTGCCCCACAAGTATGGGTTCAACATGTACAAGTGGCAGCTCAACTTCCAATCGGCTCGGATGAATAAGAACAGGTTTATGACGGCTGCTAACCAGGTGGGTAAGTCCACGGTGCAGATAGCGGAATGTATAGAGATGGCTACAAATATGAATTTGTGGTCGGCTATGTGGAGAAGAGCCCCCCGAATATTTTTTTATTTCTATCCGAACTCCCAGACGTTGATGAGGGAGTTTGAGAGTAAGTGGGTTCCTGATTTATTACCTAGGGGTAGTTTAAAGAGTCATCCTGTGTATGGGTGGAGGATAGAGAAGAATAACAACGTAGTGAGTGCTCTGAAGTTTAACAGTGGAGTGACGGTGTACTTCATGTCGTACTCTATGAGTGTGATGAATCTTCAAGCTTCCACGGTGGATGCTATTTTTTGTGATGAGGAGTTACCAGAGGATTACTGGGATGAGTTGAACTTTCGACGTAAGGCCACGAACGGTTACTTCTCTATGGTGTTCACTGCAACGCTGGGGCAGAAGTTGTGGTACGACACGATGGAGCGTCAGGGTGAGCAGGACGAAAAGTTCCCTACAGCGTGGAAGCAACAGGTGAGTCTGTATGACTGTAAGTTCTACGCAGACGGTACGCCTTCTCATGTGGACGATGAGTACATTCAAAGTGCTATTTCTTTTTGTAAGAATGAAGCGGAAGTTCAGAAGCGTGTGTATGGGAAGTTCGCGCTAGATAGTGGGCTCAAGTATCCGCAGTTTGACAGAGTAAAACATATTATTCCACCTCGTCCGATTGACCCCCGATGGGAGCTTTTTGCAGGGGTGGATATTGGAGCGGGGGGTTCTGACAATCACCCGAGTACTATTGTGTTTGTGGCAGTAAATCCTGATTACACGAAGGCTGAAGTGTTTGAAGCGTGGAAGGGTGACAAGGTAGTCACTACTGATATGGATGTGTATGAGAAGTTAATGGAGATGATGGCAGATAGGACGTTCACGGTGTTCTACGACTATCATGCGAAGGACTTCAGTACGATCTGTAAGCGTAGAGGTCTGCCAGTGTTGAAGGCCGATAAACGTCATGATGTTGGAGAGAGTGTGATCAATGTTTTGTTTAAGACAGATGCGCTTCATCTCCACAATACTTCGGAGATTGAAGGCTTGACGTATGAGTTAACTACCTTACAATCTTCTACAGATAAGAGAAAAGCGAAGGATGACTTGACTGATGCTTTACGCTACGCACTAACCCGTATTCCCTTTAGTTGGGAGAAGATGGGTATAAGTCTGAAGGAGAAGCAGCAGCCCCTAGCCCCCGAATACACTGAGGATGAGATCTATCAGATGGAGCGGAGAAGAAGGGGTAGCAAGGAGTCTAACGAGTATACGTTTGAAGATGAGTTACAAGAATGGGCAGATATGTACGATGTCTAAAAGAAGAGAAGTAATGACTGGTTTGAATTTATCGTTTTCTGAGCTTTGCATTTTGCTTGAGAAGTGTAGTAATCTTAATATTAAAGAGTTTGAGCTTGGGGGATTGAAAATCAGGCTGGACGGCAAAATCCAAGAAACCCCCGCTCCACGAGTTGTAGTATCTATCGCACCTGATGACGAAACCATCTCCGAAAGAGCTGGCACCGAAGAAAAATATATCAACAAAGAACCGACGGATGAGGAGTTAAACCTTTTATCTGTTGAAGACCCAGCCGCTTACGAAGAGTACATAATGGGGAAGGTGCAGGATGGCGATGCAAGAGACTTTGAAGAAGAGTGATACAAAAGAATTAACGAACGAAGAACTCCAGAAGCAGTACATGGAGGCATCCCAGATTGACCGCAAGTTATTTGCGGAGCAAAAGAGTAATAATCTTTTGTATGTTGGGGATCACTACGCTAAGCAAGGTGCTCGTTTTTTCAATCACATCAGAGATTCTCGTGCCGTAGATCAGTCTACGAAGATCCGTATTACTAAGAATCATATTCAGAAAATTTGTAAGGGCTACATTAATAGCATTTTAACTTACGCTCCAGACGTTAAGTGTTTGCCTAACAACGAGAGTGAACTCCAAGATCAAAAAGCAGCGGAGCTAAATGAGAGTGTGTGGCACTTTGTAAAAAGACAAAACACATTTGATGAGTTGAAGGAAGAGTTCGCTCTTGATTTCATCGTAACGGGTGAGATTTTTGCTAAAATTTATTTTGATCCCGATAAAGGTGAGCACGTTGGTTACAAACAGAAGTTAGATCCTATGGGTCAGCCTATGTTTGATGAGCAAGGTCAGCCTGTAGCTGGTGAACCAATGATGAGTGGTCAGTTGTGTATGAAGAGAATGTTTTCATATAACATGTTACGTGACCCCCGCGCGCAGAACATCAGAGAGAGTAAGTATTTAATCTACCAACAGCTCATGCCGATTGAAGATATTAAGGCGATGTGTGGTGATGACCCTGAGAAGTTGAAGTTTATTTCTGAAGGAACGACTTCTGAGTATAAAGCGTTTGATAGTGTTGAAGGAAAGTATGTAGAGACTAAGGGTCAGTGCTTAGTGATGGAGCATTTTATCCGTCCCACTAAGTCAATGCCTAATGGACGCTACATTATGCGTACTGAAAACGGTATTTTGTTTAACCAGGAGTTACCATTTGGTGTTTGGCCTATTGCTTATGCGGGTTTTGATGAGCTTGCTGGTACTCCAAGACACAATTCATTAATTAAAATACTTCGTCCGTACCAAGCGGAGATTAATCGTGCAGCTTCTATGGCTGTAGAGACACAAATCACTATTGGTCAGGACAAATTGATCACTGATTTGAATGCAAAGATGACCCAAGGGGTGAGTAATGCGGGAGTTCGTCACATTCAGGTGAGTGGTGAGCGTCCGATGTACCTACAAGGTCAGTCTGGACAGCAACATTACGAGTGGATTGAGAAGAATATCAGTGAAATGTACGCTGTTTCTAACTATTCCGAGGAAATGGAAGAGAAATCGGCTCAAATGGACGCATATCAGATGCTTTATACGTCTATGAAAGACAAGAAGAGATTTGTCAAATATAGCCGTAAATTCGAGCGTTTTCTTCGAGAATTGTGCGAAATCACGTTAAAATTGGCTAAAGAGTACCTAGATGAAGACTCTTTGATCCCTATGGTGGGTAGATCAGAGCGTGTGAACATTTCTGAGTTCAAAAGCGCAGATCCACTTAGCTATTCTATTAAATTAGCTACTCAAACTGAAGATCCTGAGAGTGTATTAGGTAAGCAGCTCCAGATTACTAACCTTTTACAGTATGTGGGTTCAAGTCTTGGTAAAGAAGACATTGGTAAGCTCACAAGACTCATGCCTTTCGTAAATGGTGAAGAAACATTCTCTGATTTGACGATGGATTACGATAATGCGACCAATGACATCTTATCTCTTGATCGTGGAGTGATGCCACAAGCGAGAAAGTACGACAACCATGTTTACCACATGCAAAGACTTTCTACTCGTATGAGTAAACCTGACTTTCAGTTTTTGCACCCTCACATTAAGAGTTTGTACGATGCAAAGATTGCCGAGCATGAGCAAGCAGAAGCAATGAGAGCACAAGCTCTTCAAGCTGCGGAAGCTGGGTTCATTCCTTCAGGTGGAGTGTTAATTCCAGTCGATGTTTACGTTCAAGATCCAAACTCTCCTACCAAAACACAGAGAGCTAGACTTCCAATGGAGTCAGTGATGTGGTTGATGGATAGATTGAAAGAACAAGGACAATCTCAAGAGCAGATAAAAAGTTTGAATCCAGGTGTAGTGGCAGAGATGAGCCAATACATCCAGCCTCCTCAACAAGGGGGGAATCAGCAAGGTAGCCAAAGTAGTTCGGGTGCTATGGAACAACCTTACATGTATGGGCAGGGGGCTCCCCAACAATAATCTCATGGCCGAAAGCCAAAAGGATACGTAATGGAAGATGTAGTACAAAGTAGTGAATTAGAATTAACAACCACTCCCACGGAAGAAGTAGTAGAGACTGTTACTCCCGAAGTAGAGATCACAGAGACTCCAGAGTTAGATCAAGTTGAGAAATTAGATAAAGCTCCTGCGGTAGCAGCGGCTCCTGCTTACACTCCTAATTTTATTTTTAAAGCTCACGGTAAAGATAACGAATTGCCGGAGATGTTTCGCGGTTTAATTAAAGACGCTGATACTGAGAAGCAAGTAAAAGAGATTTTTGAAAAAGCTTACGGCATGGAGAACATGCGCGAGAAGAATTTAAAGTTTCAAGAGAACTTAAATTACTTTGAGAAAGAATTAGTGCCGCCTCTTATGAAGCAGCATGAGTTGATTCAAGAGATCAACACTTTCATTGGTAAAAAAGATTTTGACAGTGCATTTGAACTAGCTGGCATTGATGAGAGAGACCTTCAGGAGTGGATGTACAAAAAACTTTCCACAAAAGAACTTCCACCAGAACAACAAGCTATCTATAATCAAAACAGAGAGCTGCAAAAACAACAGTACGAGTATGAGAAGAAAGTTCGTTCTTATGAAGAACAACAAAAGTCTTATCAAGAACAGCAACACAGAGCGC